GCGCAGACCGGCTTGGTGTCGTCCGCTGCGCTCGCGCTGTCGTCCGGCGCGTCGCTGATCGGCTTCATTCAGTCCGGGACCGGCGCGGTGTCCGAGACGGTTCAGACGGCGATCCGTCGGATCAGCGTCTTCCCGGAGCAGTTCGGCGCGGTCGGTGACGGCTCGACCGACGACACCGTGGCCATTCAAGCGGCTCTGACGGCAAACCGCAACGTCATCCTGCGCTCGACCTCGGGCTACAAGATCACCGCCGCCCTGACCCTGCTGGATAACCAACTGGTCACGCTCGCGCCGGGCGTCGTGCTGCGCCAGTACACGGCGGCGACGCCGGCCTTCACGGCCACGTCAAAAACGAACGTCTACGTCAACCTCAACGGCGGGACCATCTACGGCTCGGGCGGGTACTCCTCGGGTTGGACCAACAACGGCAACGTCGGCTACCGCGGCATCCGCTTCATCGGCTGCACCTATTCGGGCGTGGTCGGCCCTGGCTCAATCGTCAACTTCGGCAACGCACAGATCGACTTCACGGGCGGCTCGCACCTCTCGGTCACCAACAAGGTCACCCTGATCGGAACGAACGCCTACGGCGGCACGATCGCGGCCAGCGGGAACTTCCAGCAGGGCGTCTACATCTCGAACGACGCGACCTACGGGACGGCCAGCCACATCTGGCTGGACGGCCTCGACGTGTCCGCGACGGCCCAAGGTGTGCTGCTCGAAGCTCAGGTCGGAGTGACCGGGCCGACCGGCCCGCGCATGATTTCCAATTGCGACTTCCACGACATCCCCGGCCAGCACGCGATCTACAATCAGGACAGCTTCCTGAGCGTGTCGAACGTGTCGGGCATGCGGCTTGGCGGGTCCGTCGTCAAAATCCAGTCGGCGGACGCCAACCGCGACCTGACCGGGTTCACGGCGACCGGCATCCGGGCTGACACGGTGGCGGTGTCGGTGTTTGAGATCGCCACGGTCGGCACCGGTTCGCTCAACGGCCTGACGCTTTCGGGCGTCGGCAAGGACGTGGGCTACGGTATCAGCATCAACGGCAAGGTGTCGGGCCTGCGCGCGGAGGTCAACGTCAAGGGCTGCGGCAATGGCCTGTATGCCCTCGGCTCCACGATCAAGGACACGCACGTCTATCTGATCGCAGAGAACTGCACGTCGTCCGGCGCTCTGGTGACCGCGACGAGCTCGGAAATCGACATCTGGCCGCAGATCAGGAACGCGAACACGGCCTCCGGCTCGGGTGGCTCGGGCGTGAGGGTAACCAGCGCCAGCGGCACGGTGAACCTGCACGACCCGTACTGCGTCGATAGCGGCGGGACCCAAGCCTACGGCCTGTTCTCCGACACGCTCGGGTCAACGGTCAACGTGCGCGGCTATCCGACGCTCACTAACGGCACCGACTACGGCGTCCGCGCGGTCGGGACGATCAACTTCCCCGCCAACTACACCGTCAGCGGGACCAACGGGCAGTTCCTCGGCACGTCGCTCATCAACTTCGACAACGGGGCCTCGTTCTCGGCCACCAGTTCGGGGTCGACGACGGTCCTGCGCTCGTCTGTCCCTCTGCAAGCCGGGACGTTTGTGGTCGAGGCGCTGATCGTATCCAACAAGACGGACGACACGCAGCAAAAGGGGACGATGCTCCAGCGCGTTTTCACCTATGACGGCACCACGGTCACCGCGGTCGCGGCCACGGTCGAGAGTGTCATTGGCGCGTCCGGCACGTTCGACGGCACCTACAGCCTCAACGCCGGCACCGGTGGTACGACGGGCGCGAACACATGGAACGTCCTCGTGAGCAATACGGGCGGTTCGTTCGACTGGAAAATGCAACAGAACGTCGTCTACGTTTAGGGACCTGACCGATGACTGATGGCAACGAGACGCCGCCGCGTGTGGACTACACCCACCAGGCTTGTGGGACGACCAACACCATGTCGCGGGATACCGCCGCCGAAATGGCCGCAGATCCGCAAAGCCGCCCGACGCTGTATTGCGTCGGTTGCGGCGATGCGCAGCCGGCCGCAGAGTTTGTTTGGGACGCTGACGGAGCCTCTGTCTCCGACGCCATCGCATAGGGACCGCCATGACCGCTCAAGACCACATCGACGCCATCGGCCGCGCGCAGCTCCGTTTGGAGGCCGATCTTGAGGATCTCGTAGCCGCGTCCAAGCTGGTCGAACGACTGGCCGCCCGGGCGAACTTGCAAGCGCGCCGCGTCCATCACCTTCAGGACAAGGCGCAACGAGCCTTCAAGGACGCCTACCCGCAGGACAACATCGTCCTGTTCTCAGGCGGCACGGACAAGCCGCCCGTCGATGACCCCGATGAGCCGGTGAAGCCGTGAGCCTGATGCTGATGTACCTGACGGCCACCGTCGCCGTCTTCGTCGCCTGCTTTCTGGCCTACAGGTCCAAGCCGGAGAAGTACGCAGACCTGATGGGCGTCAGCGCGCTGCTGTCCATGGTTTTCGCCATCAACAACCTGCTGGTGACGCTGTACGGCTTCCCGGAGGTCATCCTTGCAGCCCCGGTGCTGGACGCGTTCCTCGCGGCCATGATCTACCGCGCCTGGCGGGCAAACCGTGAAGGCTGGAAAGTCGTCATGGTGGGTGCATTGGTCGCACAACTTATGCTACACGTCGTATCAATATCCATGTGGAAGTTGGGAACCCTGACACAGCATGGCCTGTACCTGTACGTCGTTGCAGTCAATGCGTTTTTCATCGTGCAACTTCTGGCCCTTGGGTGTGTCGGGGTGGGTCATGGTCTGGATCGGCTTCGCGCTCATCTGTCTAGTCGCCGGGGTCTGCCTCTTGCTGCGGATGCTCACCGATGAGCGGCCCAACGCTCGACGTGGTGTCCGACCGAGTAGTGAGGCTGACAGAGCGGATTGAAGAACTGGAGCGCAAAGTCGACGCGTCGATGACGTTGCAGCGTTGGCAGATGGCCGGCTTCGTCGGCGCGGGGTCGGTCCTGACCCTGCTGCTGCCCAAGATCTCCGCGGTGTTGGGGCTGACATGAACCTGCCCGAGCGCAACTACGCCACACTGGACGCGCTGGCCGTCACCGGCTCGCTCATGATCGTGTCCGGCGTTATCGTCGGGATGTTTGTGTTCAAGCTGGACCCGGCTGTCGCACCTATCGTGGCCTCGCTGGCCACCGCCGTCCTCGGCATCCCCGTATCCTACGGCGCGTTCCGATGGGGCAGTAGCGTCGGGGCCAAGAACGCCGCCCAACAGCAGCCGGCGCCGCCCGACGCACGGCGCGCAGCCGACCAGGTCGCGCAGGCGGCGGATGACGAAGCCGCTCGCATCAAGGAGCCAACCTCATGACCTACGCACTCGGCGCAAAGTCCAAGGAGCGCCTTGAAGGCGTCCACCCCGATCTGGTCAACGTGGTGGAGATGGCCATCCTGCTCACCAAGCAAGACTTCATGGTGCTTGAGGGTGTCCGCACGCCCGAGCGCCAGGCCGAACTGTACGCGCAGGGCCGCACCAAACCCGGCCAAAAGGTGACGTGGACGTTGAAGTCCAACCACTTCAAGAACCCGCACACCGGCTACGGCCACGCCGTCGACCTCGTGCCGTTCCCGGTGGACTGGTCGCACAAGAAGCTGGACGTCGTCTCCAAGGCCATGTTCGCCGCGGCCGACACGCTCGGCGTCGAGATCCGATGGGGAGCCGATTGGGACCGCGACGGGCTACCGCGCGAGAAGGGCGAGAGCGACAGCCCACATTTTGAGCTCGTGCTGTGAAGACCTTGACCCTACGCGCGTACCTGTACCTAGCCGCGGTCGTCGTGACTGCGATCCTGCTGCTGTCATGGTGCGCCGACCAAGCCCGCATCAAGAAGATGCGCGGCGAGGCGACGGTCGGTCAGGCCACCGGCAAGGCGCTGGACACGGTCGCCACGGAGACGCCTGTCATCCGGCAGGATCAAGAGGAGAAGCAACGTGAAGTCGACAATATACCGGGCGCTGACGATCGCCTCCCTGACGGGTTTGCTCGCGATCTTGAGCGCGTGCGCCGGGGGACCGGCGAGCGTCGTAATCCCTGACAGCTTGCGAGGACCCTGTGAGAGCACCGTGGACGTGTCGGGCGCTCAAACGGTCGGCGATCTTGGCCAGGCCATTGTGCAAGGCGACGCCGACCTCCGCGTCTGCTCTGTCCGCAAGGATGCCGTCGTCGCGATCGCAGAAAGTCAGAACCGACGCTGGTGGCAACTCTGGTAGTTGCCAAAAAACCGCGACGCAGTTACCTTGACAGCACACGACCCTACCGGCGGGGCAACACCGGGGGTTCAGAGAGCCAATATGTCAGACGAACAAAGCTCAGCGGGAGTTGAAGCCGCGCCGGAACTGGAGGCCACGGCCCCTCCCGTCACCGAAGTCCAAACGCCGGGAGACGAAGCGCCCAAGACCTTCACGCAGGAGGACCTGGACGCCGCCATTGGCAAACGTCTCGCACGAGAGCAGCGTAAATGGGAACGAGAGCAACAGCGCCAAGCGCCGCCACCTGTCACCCTTCCGCCGGCTGACCAGTTCGAGAGCACCGAGGCATACGCCGAGGCGCTGGCAGAGCAAAAGGCGATTGCCTTGGTCGAGCAGAGGGAGCGGCAGCGCCAGCAGGACGCCGTTGTCGAAGCCTATTTCGACCGCGAGGAGCAGGCCCTCGGCAAGTACGACGACTTCAAACAGGTCGCGTACAACCCGTCCCTGCCGATCACCGCCGAGATGGCCGAAACCATCCGCGCCTCCGACCAAGGCCCCGATGTGCTCTATCACCTTGGGTCCAACCCGGCGGAAGCGTCACGGATCTCGAAACTGTCGCCGCTCTTGCAGGCCAAGGAGATCGGACGGATCGAAGCTGCTCTGGCAGCGTCGCCCCCGGTCAAACGCACCACCTCCGCGCCTCCGCCTCTCTCACCTGTCACGCCCTCCAGCAGCGGTACTCCCGCATACGACACCACCGACCCCCGCTCTGTCGCTACGATGAGCACGTCGGAATGGATCGCGCAGGAACGGCAGCGGCAGATGAGAAAAGCGGCCAACTGAACCCCATCTGCAAGGAACCACCGACGTGGCCAACTCGCTTCTCACCATCGACATGATCACCAGGAAGGCCCTGGAGATCTTCGAAAACAACCTCGTGCTGACGCGGAACATCAACCGCCAGTACGACGACAGCTTCGCCAAGGAAGGTGCCAAGATCGGCTCCACCCTGCGCATCCGCCTGCCCGACCGCGCGCTGGTCACCGACGGTGCCGCCCTGCAAGTGCAGGACGACAACGAGCAGTTCACCACGCTGTCGGTCAGCAACCAGAAGCACATCGGCGTCAACTTCACGACCGCCGAGATGGCCCTGTCGCTGGACGACTTCGCTGACCGCGTCCTCAAGCCGCGCATCAGCCAGCTCGCCGCCAGCGTCGATGCCGACGTCGCCAACGTCTACAAGGACGTCTACAACGCCGTCGGGACCGCCGGCGTCACCCCCGCCACGTCCGAGGTGCTGCTGGCTGGCCAGCGCATCCTGAACGAAGGCGCGGTTCCGATGAACAACCGATATGCGACCGTGAACCCGGCCGCCAACGCGGGCCTGGTCGAAGGGCTCAAGGGCCTGTTCAACCCCGGCCCGACCATCAGCCGCCAGTTCAAGAGCGGCATGATGGGCGAGGGCGTCCTCGGCTACGACGAGATCAACATGTCGCAGTCGATCAAGGTTCACGCCTACGGCACCCGCGCCGCCACCGGCGCGACCGTGACCACCACGGTCGCCACCGAAGGCGCGTCGACCATCGCGATCACCGGCACCGGCTCGCAGGTCATCAACAAGGGCGACACCTTCACGATCGCCAACGTCTACGCGGTCAACCCGCAGACCCGCGAGAGCACCGGCCAGCTCCAGCGGTTCGTCTGCACCGCCGCCAACACGGCGTCGGGCGGTTCGTACACCTCGGTCGCCATCAGCCCGCCGATCTATACGGCGTCGCACGCGCTGGCCACGGTCAACGCCTTCCCGGTCGCCACCGCCGCCATCATCTTCGACGGCGCCGCCTCCACCTCGGCCCCGCAGAACCTGATCTACAACAAGGACGCCTTCGCGTTCGCCACCGCCGACCTCCTGCTCCCGCAGGGCGTCGACATGGCCTCGCGCCAGGTCCACAACGGCATCTCCATGCGCATCGTTCGTGATTACGACATCAACAACGACCGCATGCCCTGCCGCATCGACGTCCTTTACGGCTACGGTGCCATCCGCGCCGCCGCCGCAACCCGCCTGCTCGGCTAACCCCCTCTCGAAAGGAGAACCACCATGTCTCTCTCGTCAGTCGGCGGCGGCTACCAGTTCGGAGACGGCAACCTCGCGGAAGCCGTCATCCAGACCGCCCCCGTCCCCGCCACCGCCACCGCCACCGCCACCCTGTCGGCGGCGCAGATCACCAACGGCATCCTGTTGGGCAGCCCCGGCTCCTCGGCCGCGGCCTACACCCTGCCGACCGCCGCCGTGCTCGACGCCGCCCTCGGCAACGCCAAGGTCGGCTCGGCCTTCGACTTCGCGGTCATCAACGTTGATGGCTCCGGCTCGGGCGTCATCACCGTGACGACCAACACCGGCTGGACCCTCGTCGGCCTGATGACCATCGTGGCCACCGCCGGCACCGCCCAAGCCTTCCGCGCCCGCAAGACGGGCGACGCGGCCTGGTCCCTGTATCGCATCGCCTGACGCCTACTCCGCCCCGCCTTAACCGGCGGGGCGGCTCTACCCTTGCCAACTACGGGACGAGAGCATGACGACCGCAGGAGACATCATCTACGGCGCGCTTCGTCTGATCGGACAGTTGGCGGAGGGCGAACGCCCCTCGGCGGACACGGCGCAAGACGCCCTCGCCGCCATGAACCAGATGATCGACAGTTGGAGCACTGAACGGCTCGCTGTCTATTCCACTCAAGATCAGACCTTCACGTGGCCAGCCAACCAGGCGACGCAAACGATCGGCCCGTCGGGCGACTTCGTCGGCCTGCGACCCGTGCTGCTCGACGACAGCACCTACTACATCGCCCCGAACGGCCTGTCGTTCACGCCCATGCTCATCAACGAGGATGCGTACAACGCCATCGTCCTGAAGACGGTGACGACCACCTACCCTCAGGTCTTGTTCGCGAACGCGACCTTCCCCGACGCGACGTACAAGATCTACCCGGTGCCGACGCAGGCGCTGGTGTGGCACTTCATCTCGGTACAGGTGCTGGCGCAGCCGGCGTCGCTCGGTACGACCCTGTCGTTCCCGCCCGGGTACCTGCGCGCGTTCCGCTACAACCTGGCCTGTGAACTGGCCGCCGAGTTCGGCGTCGAGCCGTCCGCGCAGGTCAAGCGCATCGCCATGGTCGCCAAGCGCGACCTGAAGCGGATCAATAACCCGAACGACCTGATGGTGATGCCGTCGGCGCTGCAACGGACGTCGTCGCGGTACAACATCTACACCAACCAGCCGAGCTGACGTGAAAAGTCCGATCCTAGGATCCAGCTATGTCATCCGCAGCCCGAACGCGGCGGACAGCCGCATGGTCAATCTCTACCCCGAGGTGATCGCCGAGGGTGGGCTAGAGGCGGCCTACCTCCAGCGCGCGCCGGGGCTGCGATTTATCTCAACGGTCGGCACGGGCCCCATCCAAGGCGAGTGGTCGCACAACGGTGTCGGCTACGTCGTGTCGGGGCAGTCGTTCTACTCGATCACGTCCACCGGCGTGCCGACGTTGATCGGCACGGTCACGAACAGCGGCCCCGTCTCCATGGCCGACAACGGCACGCAGTTGTTCATCGCAGCGGACCCGGCAGGCTACATCTACAACTACGACACCGGCGTCCTTGCCGAGATCACGGACGAGGACTTCCCCGGGGCGAGCACTGTCGGCTATCTGGACGGCTATTTCGTCTTCAGCGAACCCAACTCGCAGCGGTTTTGGGTCACTGCCCTGCTGGACGGCACGAGTGTGGATCCGCTCGATTTCGCCAGCGCCGAGGGTGCCCCCGACGGCGTAGTCGGGCTGGTGGTCAACCACCGCGAGGTGTGGGTCTTCGGCACCAACTCCACCGAGGTCTGGTACAACGCCGGCGACGCCGACTTCCCGCTAGCCCGCATCCAAGGGGCTTACAACGAGGTCGGCTGCGTCGCGCCCAACTCGATCGCCAAGCTGGACAACAGCATCGTGTGGCTCGGGCAGGACAGCCGGGGGCAGGGCATCGTCTACCGCGCCAACGGCTACCAGGCGCAGCGCATCTCCACCCACGCCGTCGAGTTCGCCATTCAGGGCTACTCCGACATGACGGACGCAGTGGCCTACTCCTACCAGCAGGACGGGCACGAGTTCTATGTCCTGAACTTCCCGCTGGCCGACACGACGTGGTGCTTCGACGCCGCGACAGGCGCGTGGCATGAGCGCCGGGGCATCCTCAACGGTCAGTTCACGCGCCACCGCGGCAACGCCTTCGTCAACTTCGGCGGCGCGCTGGTCGTCGGCGACTTCGAGAACGGCAACCTGTACGCCTTCGACCTGGACGTCTACGCCGACAACGGCGAGACGCAGAAATGGCTGCGCCGGTGGCGTGCGCTGCCGACGGGTCAAAACGACTTCAAGCGCACGGCGCAGCACGGGCTGCAACTGGTCTGCGAAACCGGCGTCGGTACGGCCGGCTATGCCGCCGACGACGTGCTGCTGGTCGAAGATGGCGTGGAGATGCTTGTCGAGGTCGGTGTCGACCTGCTGCTAGGCCAGCCGGTGCTCGAAGGCGCGGACCCGCAGGTCATGCTGCGCTGGTCCGACGATGGCGGCCACACATGGTCGAACGAACACTGGCGCTCGATGGGCATGCTCGGGCAGACGCAGACGCGCGTCATCTGGCGCAGGCTCGGCATGACCAACAAGCTGCGCGACCGGGTCTATGAGATCTCCGGCACCGCACCGGTCAAGGTGGCGATCATGGGTGCCGAACTGCTCCTGAGCGGCACCGATGGCTGACGTCACTTCCATCCCCGCCTCGCGCGTCCCGCTGCTGGAGCCGGGCACTTCGTTCATGTCGAGGGAGTGGTATCGCTTCCTGTTCAATCAGTTCGGGCAGACCGGCGGCGGCACTACGGCGCTGACCCTCAGCGACCTGGAGCTTGCGCCGCTCGGCGAGGCCAACGCGACAGGGCTGGTCGACGAGGTGCAGGGGCTGCTGTCCGCGCCACCTCCTGTCGAGGTCGTGCAGCCCCGGTACGGGTCGTTCGCGGCCACGGCTACGCAGACCCTCGGCAGCGGCAGCACAGCCACGGCGGTGACGTACAACGCCATCTCGGCGCGGGCGGGCGTCGGCCTGACCAGCGCCTCGCGCGCGCTACCCGGTGTCGCGGGTGCGTACCTCGTGTCGATCGAGGTGCAGGCGGACAAGACGTCCAGCGGCGACGGCATACTGTACCTGTGGCTGCGCAAGAACGGCACGGACGTCGCCAACACCCTGGTGACGACACGCGTCCGTGGCGCGGCCGCAGAGCTTACGCTAGGGACGAGCCAGATCTTCGCCTTGGGCGCGGAGGACTATGTCGAGGCCATGTGGGCTTCCGACAGCACAGATGTTATCCTGAGCGCCACCGCAGCCACAGGCTTCTCTCCCGCCGGCCCTTCGGCGATCCTGACCATCACGCAGGTTGACCAATGACCGTTTTCCTCTCACCCCTCGCCGGCGCGGGTCAGCAGTTTCTGGACAACTCGGGCGACCCGTTGACCGGTGGCCTGCTCTACACCTTCGCGGCTGGCACGACGACGCCGGAGACGACGTACACGACCATCAACGGGACGACGCCGAACGCCAACCCCATCACTATGGACGCCGCCGGCCGGCTTGAGAGCGAGGTGTGGCTGACCGGCGGCGTCGCCTACAAGGTCGTGCTGCGCGACAGCACCGGGGCGCTGCTCGGCACTTACGACGACATCTATGGGATCAACGACGTCAGCGCCACGGGCGTCCCGTGGGCGGACGTCACGGGCACCCCGACGACGCTGGCCGGGTACGGCATCACGGACAGCATCACCGCCGCCGCCGCCGCCTCGACCTACGCGCCGATCAACAACGCCGGGCTGACCGGGACGACGACCATCCAGGATGCCGCAGCGGCGTCGCACACGGCGGGCTATCTCGACGTGCCGCAGAACGCCAAGACGGCCAACTACGGCCTGCTTCTCGTCGACCGCGGCAAGTCGGTCGTGATGAACGGCAGCAGCCTGACGCTCACCATCCCCGCCAACGCCTCCGTGGCCTTCCCGGTCGGCACCGCTATCGTCGTCGTCAACCTCAACGCCACGTCGCTGTCTGTCGCGATCACCACCGACACGCTGACGCTGGTCAACTCGACGACCACAGGCACCCGCACACTGGCCCGGAACGCCATGGCTACACTGGTCAAGGTCGGCGCGACCTCGTGGCTGATCGCCGGGCTCGGGGTGACCTGATGAGCGGCGTCATGGCGGTGACCGCCGGCCTTAGCGCCTTGTCGTCACCCAACACAGTCATCTTCGACTTCTCGACCCCGACGAGCGGCGCGGTCACCGTCCCGGTGGGCGCCACCGGTTTGGTGATCGAGGCGTGGGGCGGAGGCGGGGGCGGAGGCCGTGGCCGAGAGTCGATCGGCGACGGTGGTGGTGGTGGCGCGGAAGGCTACAGCAAAAAGACGTTGGTCCTGTCGGGAGACGACGGCAAGACCATCCTCTACACGTCAGGGCTCCCCGGCAGCGGGTCCGGCACCGCCGACCCGGGTAACACCGGCGGGACATCCGTGGCCAGCAGCGGCACGTACCTCTTGACGGCGCTTCAAGCGGCGGGCGGGCAGGGCGGCCTGTCCGACGGCTCCGGCAACCAAGGGGCCGGCGGCGCGGCCACCGGCGGCGACACCAACACCACCCGCGCGGGCTCCGCTATCGCCACGATCTCCGGCGCGGACGCGACGGCCGGTGATGGCGGGCTGACTGCGGGAGCAGGCGGTTTTGGCGGTATCCCTACGATCGCGGGGGATCCTGGCGATAGCGGAGCGCCCGGCCGCGTTCGCTTCGTCTTCACCATATAGGAGGGCCGGATGGCCGTTTATGTTCGCGTCCTGATCCCCGCCAAGACGGCGGAGAACACACAGACGACGCAGTACACCTCGACCGCTGTGACCACGATCATCGACAAGTTCACGGCCACGAACTACAGCTCGTCGGCGGCCACGCTGTCGGTCAACCTCGTGACGGCGCTGGACAACCCCGGCAACCAGAACCTCGTCGCCAAGGCGGTCACGCTCCAACCGGGGCAGACCTACCTGTTTCCCGAGGTCGTCGGGCAGGTGTTGGTCGCAAGCGGTACGATCTCGACCCTCGCCAGCGCCGGCAGCGCCATCAACATCCGCTCCAGCGGGAGGACGATCTCGTGATCGACGCCCTGCGCGTTCACTTCAGCGAGCGACTGAACCTTCCGCAGCCCGCCGCCGACTGGCTGATCGACCTGTGGCAAGTCATCCAGGTGTTCGACGACGTGCACGACGGCCACGCGGTCGGCGACGAGATGCCCGCCCTGTGGGCCGCGCTGGTGACGATGCCGGGCAACCCCTTCTACCTGTCGAACGCCGCCGCGCTGCAATCCGCCATGGCGACCGCCATTCTGAAATGGCACGCCGCCAACGTCGCGGAGGAGCAAGGGCAGGCTGACGAGCGGTCGTACATGTGGCGCGCGGCCTACTACGACGTGGTGCTGCTGGTCGTCCTGCTGTGCCATGGCCGAGCCGTTGCGCTGGATATGGCCCCGGTCGTGATGATGATGTACGGTGAGCCGTTCGCGGACTACCGAGAGGAGTTTCCCCATGCCTAATCCCCTCATCGCCGTGGCGGGTGCTAGTGCCGGTAGCTCCATCATCGGCGGCGCTATGCAAGGCAAGGCCGCCAAGAGCGCGGCCAACGCGCAGGTCGCATCCGCCGCAGAGGCGTCACGCCTCCAGCGCGAGATGTTCGACGAGCAGGTCCGCCTACAAGAGCCGTTCCGGCAGGGCGGGCTCACAGGCCAGAACCGGATTATGGAGCTGCTCGGCATCGGCGGAAACGCCGCAGCGGGCGATTACGGCCGCTACGGTCGCGACTTCTCGATGAACGACTTTGAGGCCGACCCCGGCTACGCCTTCCGGCTGGCCGAGGGCAACAAGGCGCTGGAGCGATCGGCCGCTTCGCGCGGGATGCTGCTGTCCGGGTCCATGTTCAAGGGCCTGCAACGCTACGGGCAGGAGATGGGCTCGCAGGAGTACCAGAACGCCTTCAACCGCTACCAGACCAACCGCTCGAACCAGCTCAACCCGCTCCAGAGCCTGATGGGCGCCGGGCAGACGGCTACCAACACCCTGTCCAACGCGGCGGGGCAACTCGGCGGGCAGCTCGGCGAGAACGCGATCGGCGCGGGCAATGCGCGCGCCTCAGGGTATGTCGGTCAAGCCAACGCCTACACCAACGCGATCAACGGCGTTGCCAACGCCTTCGGCAGTTACATGGGCCAGCGCGCGCCGGGGCTGACCCCGAAAGTAGGTGGCTGATGCCGGTCGACGCACGCATTGCCCTTGCGGGCATTCCCCAGGATTACAACGCCTTCGGCGCGTACAATACCTCGCGCGCGGCAGAGCAGACGTTCCGCCAGAACCAGATGGTGCAGCAGGCCGCGCAGGCAACGGCGGATCTCAACCGTAACGCCATGCTGGCGGCGCAGACGCTCGACCCGACCGACCAGGCGTCGATGCGGGCGTACGCCATGCGCTACGGCCCCGCCGCCGCCCCGATCCTTGAGGGCCTGTCGGGTGTCGACAACATGTTCACCGCGCGCAACACGGACCGCCGCGCCGAAGACAAATCCGCGGCTGATCTGCGCGGCGTGAACATGGGCCAACTGGTGCCCTTCGCCACCCAACTGCTCGGCGACGCATCCCCCGCCAACCTCGCGCGTGTGCGCGGTATGGCCGATGCGAGCGGGTTCCCGGTGGAGATCTATGACGCGCTGGCCACGTCGTTGGTCGACCTGCCCCCCGCTGAACAGCAGCAGGCAATCCAGTCGTTCCTTGCGTCGATGAGCGACGGCCAAAAGGCTCTCCAAACGTTCTTCCCCGACCGCGAACTGGTCAACACCGGCGGTACGCAGGTGCCGGTCAACCTCTCGCCGTTGGCGCGCGACCGGGCGACGGGCGCTCCGGTCCCCGTTACCGGTGCACTGCGCAACACCGCAGACCCCCGCGCGCCGCAGATCCTCCAGACGGCGGACGGCATATATTCCGCCACCCCCGGCGGCGGTCCTGCCGCGCCGCTTCTCGGCCCCGACGGTCAGGTCCTTCAACCCTACGACAGTTCGCCGGCGCCCGCCGCCGGGGCGAAGACCCAAGCCGCCGAGGGGCTGCGGTCCACGCTGGAGAGCCTGCGCGGCTACTATTCCGCCCTGAACGAGAGCGGCGGCATCGTCTCCACCGAGCGCGGCGGCGGCGAGAACCTGATCGCCAGCGCCGGTGCGTCGCTGCCTGGTCGCGTCCTCGGCCGCACGTTCGGCAGCCGGGACCAGACGCAGCGCGACAACATCCAGACGGCGATCCCGATGATCGTCGCCTCGCTCAAAGACCTGACCGGGATGAGCGCGCAGCAGATGAACTCCAACGTCGAACTGCAACTGTTCCTCAACACCGTCAGCGCGCCCGACCAGTCGATCGAGACGGTCACCGAAGCCTTGGCGCGGTTCGAGCGGTACGTCGACCGGGTGGCTGGCGAGAGCACCGGTGGCGGTGGAGGCGGTGGAGGCGGCGACAACCGCGCGGCACTGGAGGCCGAGGCCCGCCGCCGGGGGCTGATCCAGTGAGGCAAGATCCTGCGTCCATGTCCGACGAGGCGCTGCTGGCCGCCCTCGGCGGTGCTCCGCCCGCTGCGCCGCGTCAGCCCGCCGCCGCCGCGTCGATGTCCGACGCCGAACTGCTCCGCGCGCTTGGCCGCCCGGGCCCCGCCGCCCCGCGCAGCAGCGGCCGTCAGCCTGCGCCTGCCCGTCCGCGAGCCGCGCCTGCCGCGCCGGCGGTAGACGAGTACGACGGCCCGGCGCTGATCCGCGACGCGCAGACGACGCCGCAGGGCACGACCTACACCGTCCGTCCGCTGGCCCCGGAAGATACGCCCGAGAGCCTGACGGCCGAGGGGCGCTACTTCAACCCGACCACGAACACGTGGGAGTTCCCGCGCGGCATGGAGGACGTCGAGGTGCGCGGCTCGCGGCCCGAGATGCTGCCGATGGTGCGCCCGGGCGATGCGCCCGCTGCGCGCCCCGCCGCCGGCGGGGCGCTGGAGCAGGCGGGCTCGGCGGTTCTCGACGCCTACCGTTCGAACCCGGTCACGCGCCAGTTCCTCAACTTCGCCTCCGGCGGCGCGCGGGGCATCCAGCGTGTCGCGGGCGGAGCCTACGGCCTGCTCGGTCAAGCCGCCGACCGGCTCGGGCTGGACGGCATCGGCAACGCCATGATCGACCAGGCGGACGCCTATCAGGCGCGCGCCAACGAGATGAACGCCCCGCAGCGCGCTGACAACCTGCTCCTGAACCAGACGGGCCAGTTCGCCGCGGAGGTCGCGGCGACCGCCCCGGTAGCTGGCGCGGTCGGCCGGGGCATCGCCGCTGGCGGGCAATGGCTGGCCCGGGTCGCCCCCCGCGCCGGGCAGATCCTTGAGCGCATCGGCCAGTCGACCGCCGCAGGCGGCTTCCTGCCGTCCGCCGTGCGCTCGCCTGCCGCGGGTGCCGCGCCGGCTGTCGGCGAGCGGCTGGCCAACCTCGGCGTCCGCGCTGCGGGCGGTGCGATCTCCGGCGGGACGCAGGCCGCGCTCATCAACGAGGAAGACGCGGCAGCCGGGGCCACCATCGGCGCGCTGCTACCGACGATCGCCGCCCGCCCTGCCAAATGGGCTCTGAACCGCCTTCTGACCGGGTTCGAGGCGCTGACGGGCACGCTCGGGCGTTCCCGCGCGTCTGAGGTCGTGCGCAACTCACTCGGCGTCGATTACGACGCGGCGGTCGCCGCGCTGCGCAACGCAGGGCCCGACGTCACCGCGCAGCAGGCGCTGGTAGAGGCCGGTGTCGAGCCCGCCGCCTTCATGGGTATCGGCGCGGGCGTGCGCGCCGTGGAGCCTGACGCCTTCCTCGCCATCGAGGGTGCGCAGCGCGCCGCGCGGCAAGCGCCGATCGACCGGCTGGCCGGCGGAGCGAACCTGACCGACGCGCAACTGGCGCAGCGGGCGGAGAAGGCCGCCTTGCGCGACGCCACCGTCCCGATGCAGCAGGCGGAACTGGCTGCTGCCGACGCCTCCGGCGCGCTGGACGTGGCCCCGGTGTCGGCGGCGCTCATGGCGCAGGCGGACGCGCCGGGCGTCGGCACGACCAACAGCCGGGTTCTGGCCGAGATCGCGTCGGCGCTGGACGTGCTCGCCGCCCGCCGGGGCGGCGTAGCGTCGGCGGAGGACATCTACGCCCTGCGCATGAACGACCTGGACGACATCATCTCGCGGGCCCTGAGCGGCCAGCGAGGCGGCGACATCTCCGGGCAGGCCGCGCGCCGCAGCCAACTGGTGCGTGAGACGCAGCAGATGCTGGACGACGCCATCGAGGCGGCCGGCGGCACGGGCTGGCGTCAGTATCTGGAGACCTACGCCAGCGGCATGCGCGGCGTGGAGCGCCAGAACATGATGGGCGTGGCCGGGCGTCAACTGCGCAACAGCCCCAACGCCTTCGTCAACACAGTCGAGGGCGACGCGCCTGACGTCGTCTCGGGCGTCTTCGGCGGCAACCGCATCGACCTGCGCAACCTGATGAACCCGACGGGCGTCGGGCCGTCAGGCATGGACGCCCTGGAGAGCGCCGCGCGCCAGGTGCGCCGCGACGAGCGCGTCGGCGTGCTGGCGTCCGAAGGGGCGGGGCGTGCCCGCGAGCTGCTCCAGCCCGGGCGGTCGCCGTTCCGCCGCACCCGCAACGTCATGACCATGGGTCATCCGGTCACGGCGGCGGCGATGGAGTTCGGCTCCATGCTGGTCGACGCCAAAGTGTCGCCGCAGATCCGCCGCGAACTGGCGCAGGCGTATCAGTCGGGCGAGAACATGGAGCAACTGCTCCAGCGGCTCCCGCTGGCGACGCGGGAGCAGATGCGGCGCAACATGATGAACCCGGCGTTCTGGTCGCACCTGGCCGGTGCGGCCACCAACGCCATGTCAGACCCCGCGCAGTAGCGCCTTGCGTTCGCGCGCGTTGCGCAGCTTGCCGTAGCGGGTGTGCATGCGGGCCAGGTGCGACGCGCGCGCCTCGCCCGCCGCCTCCGCGGCGATGGCGTCCTTCAGCTCCCGCTCGGTCATGTGCGGGAGCTTGGCGATGAGCTCGGTCCAGTTCATGACGTAAAGTCCAGCAGCCGCCCAAGGGCGTAGTGAAGGTCGCGCACTTCCTCCATGCTCAGGCCGTAGAGCGTGCGGTTCTCTTGACTATCGTACTCGATGGTCGCCGTCCGCGGCTCCCCGCCGCCGTAGCTGACGACGCGGATGAGGCCGAGTTTCTTGTCAAACTTCGCGTGGTAGTTCCGGTGGGTCATGGCGTCTTCTCGTTCAGGATGGCGTCAATGCCCTCGGGCCACATCGAAGGCGACCAAGCGGGATCGTGACGGAAGTTTTGCAAAACGCACTCGCCGGGCTCCCGGATCGCCTCAAGCACGGCGCGGACGAGTGCATGGGTGTCGATGCTCGCGCGCTTGCGGGCGCGGCGGGCCTTGTCTTCTTGCTCGTATAGTTCGAGCTTGAGCGCGCGCGCAGCCTTATCCAACATCGTCGTCATGTGGCCAACTCCTCTGCGGCCAGTTGAGACAGCGACCGCTTGTCGTGCAGCGACTGCCAGATCCTCTCGTCGATCGTCTTCTCGGTCATCATGACGTAGCAATAGACCGGGTGCTTCTGCCCGCTGCGGTGCAGCCGCCCGACCGTCTGCTCGAACAGCTCCAGCGACCACGGCAGCGACACGAACACGATCTTGTTGCCGCCGTGTTGCAGATTGAGGCCGTGTCCCGCAGAATTATGCGAAACAAACACTTCGCCGTTAGCGTTGCGTATAACAAACCGATTGCGAGGCCCGCAGTCTACAAGGTCGTATACGTCCGAGGTTTGCGGTTTTTCTTGTATGTTGACGCTTGCGCTGCCGCTACCGCCTCGTCCGCCGACAAACCCTCGTTGAGCCGCGTCGATAGGATGCACCGGCTCAAGCCCGTAACCCTGCACAGTTCCGCCAGATGGATTTCCCGGTTTTTGTAAACCAGCCGCCGCGTCGTGCGCTTGTTGGCCTGTTGCTCCAGTTTCGATACCCATTGGCAGTTGCTCGGCTCGTACCCTCCGTTCACGTCGCGCCGCTCTAAGGTCATGCCCGCCGAATAGGTGGGCGACATGTCGGAATAGAAAACGTCGAAGCGCGTGCGCCATGGCGGGCACACCTCTATACCCCGCCCGCCGTAGCTCGCGTACCCCTTGGCGTTGGGGTTGTGGCAACGGCGTATCATAGCCGCCCACACTTTCCGCAGATAAGCGCGTGTCGGGCGGGCGCGGCAAGCCTTGCAGGCGGCTATCTCGTTGCGGATATGCCTTTGCCAGTTCTGTTCCAACATTGTGTGCGTCTTTTTGCACCGCGAGCAGCGCACAGAGACAAGCGTCATCGCCCGCGTAGACGTAACGCGCTTTTCGCTCAGTGTCGCTATCAG